AATTTAATCTCCTTTTTTACTTGTTAAAGTTCTAACTATTTCCCCTTCACTATAGTAGTGAAGTTTAGATTTTACCCATTGACCAAACCTGTCGTACAGAGTTTGTAATTTATATTCGGGAGTTTGTCTTATCATTAGACGGTTGCCGCTATCCAGCGTTATCTGTGTCAGTTTCTTCTGTTGTATCTGACGGCTGTTCCACTTCATCCGGAACGGTACTTGTGTCTGCATCGGTTGTATCTGCATTTTCTACCTCTGTTTGCTCTGTATCGTTATCTGCATCAATGTCTGTATCGCTGTCGCTATCTGTATCTGCAGGCTCAACAGGTTCAACAGGCTTTTCAGGAAATTTCTTATTTTTAAATAAGTAGTTCATTTCCTCTGTTGTATAACCCAGAGCCAGCCCCAGAGCATTAACAACCTCATCCCCGCGATAATACGAACTTGCATAATCGAACTTGATTAATGCCGGAACATTGTCTTTAAGCATTGCTTTGATATCTTCAGGTGTAATTCCTTTGTCCTGATACAGTGCTAAAAGAACATCTGCCTTTGTTAGATTTAAAAGATTTAGCCTTTGCCGTTCTTTTTCAGCCTGTTCCGCTTCATATTCTTCATTAATTTCACCATGCGTATAATTGTCCTTGTAACAGATATAATAGCCTGCAGGTGCAATGACAAGATTTTCAACTTCGCGCATTAAAGTTTCTGTTCTGGTTTGCTGCACAAGAATAGTATTTGTCCCTGTCTGTTCCCCGTTTTCATCGAAAATCGGGACTTCTTTTTCTATCATTACAGGCTTTTCTATATTAACAGTTACGGTTTCCATAACAGGATTGCCGTCATCATCTGGTATAAACATCCCGTTTTCGTCAAGTTTTATCTGTTCTTGTTCTTCCTGAACCGTTTCAAATACGGGAACTTCTACATCATAAGGTTCTTCTGTTACGATAATATAAAGCATTTCGCCTTTTGAAGTAGCTTCAACGGCTTTATCTGCATATTCTTTCTCTGTATATGACATTTCTTTCTCCTGTTATTTTCCTGCGCACATCCATGTAAAAGTTTGTTCATTCCCGCAGCTATTGCCGATTGAAACAACAGATGCGCTTGTCTGCTGTATATAGCTTTCCGTCTGATTGCCTGTACCCGGAAGACTATGACTGCAAAATGCCGCATAATTTGTGTCTGAATACGGCTTCATTAAATTAACTGATGCCTGCTTACTGGCTTGAATTTGAAGTCTTCCGCCCTGTTCAATCCAGCCGTCTGACCAGACCCGATACCAGGATGACCCATTAATATAAGTTTCTGTAATATACGATTTAGATAATTGCTGAATATCTGACAGGACATGTCCAATATCAATTAAACCTGTATTAGGTACGGTATTACCTACTTTGTAATACAGAAGTTTTATAGATGAGGGCGGCTGTACACTTGATGAAGCTCCGTAAACAGAACTTGATTGTGATGCATTAAAACTAATAGTAGCAACAGTACCTCCCCATTGTTCTCTGGTGCTTCCGTACGTTTTTGTGCGAATTTTAAAACATCCTTCAGCGCCAGCTTCATATACATCAAATTTTCCTATACTGCCGCTAATTCCGGGTAATCCGGGGGCATTATAATTATTTACTGCGCCTGTATCTGAACCTGCCTGCAGGAACCAGTTATTTCTTGGTAGATAAAATTCGCTGTTTGTACTGTCTAAAATATAAAAATCTGCTACGCTGGTTGTATTGAATAAGTTGTCAATAGCGGTTTTTTGTGAGATATCCGCAATATAACGGCCGTCAGTCGTTTTTTTGCAGGAAATCCCCCTGAATGTAGTATCTGTGCCGCCGGCATAAAGTTCTTTAATTTTATTTACAGCGTCAGGGTAAGTCATTGTAATTAAAGCCCCCTGCAACGCCCATCCAACAGCTTCATCACCTGTCAATATTCTGTCAGTAAGCTTTGTATCAAACAGTGAAAAACCGTCATTGCTTTTCTTTTGCTCAATTATCCCGTAGATTTCACCCATCGGAAGCGTGAAGTTTTCGTTTTCTTCGTCAATCGTGTAGTATGGTGCGTAGCCGTACTGTTCGTACATATCCTGAACTCTGTCGCGATATGCAGCGTCAACGATTTTTGAACCTGTTTTGCTTTCTGTATAAGGGATTTTTAAGCAAGGCTGATAAATCAGGTTGCCGTTGTTCTCTAATTCAACACTATTTAAATCTAAATATTCTACGTTTTCCCCAATCCATAAACACCTTCCAATCCTTAACTGCAATTCACCCCAAGAGCTAACGTCTAATTCTGAAAAATCTACATTCGCTGTTCTGGTAGTTCCATCATCATATAATACATTAATGGTTACAGTATTATTTTCAATTTCGAAATTGGCTGTATAAGATAAACCTGTATAGCTTGAAGTGTAAGTTGATATATCACCTGCACCAGAAGAATTCTCGCGCAAAATCACACCAACCGTATAATAATTGTGTACAATGTTAATTACAGGTAGTCCTTGCTTATTATATAAACCAACAACACCTATAGAATCCCTTGGTTGCCCTATTTTACAATGATATTTAATTTTAAATTTTTTAGCGCTTAAATTAAAGTTTTCAGTTGATATTATATAACTATCTGATTTAAAGCCACTGGCTATCCCATCCTCTGTGATTGTAGGCGTACCAACAACCTCGTAGTTGTCAGGTTTGATTACGTCTATGCCTGTCTTGTTCCCCGAGAAGACGATACCATTAAGATTAACCTCAAGATATTTCAGATCAAATGGAACTGTCCAGAAATTGGCGCCTGATTGTGATGCAAAGCTAATATATTCAATATTTTCGGATGTATTCAAATCGGTTACAGTTAAGTAACTCTCACCGTTTACATTTATTGTCATATTGGAACCGCTAACTTTTATATCAAATGAGTGTTCAGTATTTGCTGCTACAGCAAATGAGGTGTTAGCATAAGTATTGTCTGATTTGTAATACCCTATGGTAACCTTTGATTGATTGTTGTCTATACGAATATAGATTTTTCCATTATAGTTCCCTGCACGTTTAACAAAGAAAGCAGTATTTAAGTGAGTAACAGGTAAAGTAGGTATAACGACCTTTAATTTTATCCCCCAAGTAGCAGGTAAACTGTTTACATCTAATCTTACATAGTTATTCTCCGATGCGCAATACATCCCATCCCCTGTAATATTCGGGCTTCCGACAACTGTGAACTTTGACAGGTCAAAGGTCGAATGTGCGTATTTTTGAATATCCGCGTAAACATCCGCATCAGAAGAAACTGCTCCCGTTTCCAAGGCTTTCGATTGGTTTACATAATCCGTTAAATCAGTCTGATTTGACAGAGTGCCTGTGATATCTCCCCAGGACGTTGTCGCGGACATTGTAATTTCTTCCCAGTGTTCGCCGTCAATATATGATGGCGTTGTTACAAAATTATAGGTGTTGTCGTCTATTAAACTTTTTACTTTGACATAAGTATTTTCAGGCGTCATATAATCAAGGATTGCACCTTGAGGATAGCCGCCGATTTTGTTTGATACATCTTGATCAAAGGTTATAAGTCCGCCGTTTTGTAAAAAACAGGTCTGGGATGACATCAAATAAAACATCCCGTTAAAATCCTGCCCCCAGGGCGGAAGTCCTCCGTCTTTCGGAGCTTTCATCGTCATTTCCGGAAATCCTTCCGCTATAGAAGCGTAATTACTGCCGGTTGCATCGTCAGGTATTGTGTTCTTTAACCCGTCATTTGCTATCGGTGCTATTAATGGTGTCGGTTTTATGATGTCTGTTGATTTCATTGTTACTCCTTGTTAAGATTTTGTCGGATTTACAATCTGACCTGCTGTGTGCGTGTTCGGGCACAGATTGCCATAGAAGGGGTTTGTGCCAAACGCTACTAAAAATATCGTGAAGTTTGTCAAACTATTGTGTAAAGTACCTTTTAAGCCGCCATTCCAGAGTATTGCAGCGGCTCAGCCACTATATATATCTTCCATCCCAGAAGGGTGCCGTATTGAACGGCATAAAGCCGGTATTCTGAAACCCGAATATTGTTGTCTGGTCCAGTAAATAAATTTTGTCTTTTACCCCCGCAGGTGTGGGGAAAAACGTTCTTGAATAAATTAATGCCAGCTCCTCATCTGTCGGCTCAAAATTCAATACATAATAAACCGACATATCAAAGTTGTCTTTGACAACAGCAGCATTTGTTGTGGCCGTTATGTGATTGCTGAATATAAAGTTTAAGTATTTATTGATTTCCGGTACTGTACCGTTTGAACGTATCAGTGAAATTTTACCCAGAATTAAACGTCTGTATAATTCGGTTGAAAGTGTTGTCTGCACCCCGTTGACGTTATAAATCCTTGATACATTAAGTATCTTTCCCCAGAGATTTAAGCCCCAGTCTGTTGCCGTCTGAATGTTTAAAAAATCATCAACAATCTTCAGCCAGAAATCATTCAAATTTGTGTTATACCAGTTCTCTTTTCGGCTGATTAAACCTTTGAGATTTTCCGCTTTTTCATACTGCCACAGGATATTTTGTATCAGGTTTGTGTCAAATGTAAAAACGTCATGTATGTCAAAATTACTCATTTATGTTTACCGTTATGTTTTCTGCAGTAATAACAGGGGTTTCATTTGCAAAAAGGTTTATCGGATACTGCGACAATTCACCGTCTGCAAATATTATTGTTATTGTGTCATTGGTTATCGGCTCGCCGATGATCAAAATTCCGTAATCGGATAAAGCAATCTCTTCGCCTGAAAGCTCCCAGCCTGCACCGTTATAAATAAAATTGTAAGTTCCGTTTGTGCTTACTTTTGAAGCAAAAGTTTCTGAATTAACGCTTACCCACTCCGTTCCTGATGTTACGGAGGCTTTCTTCAAACTTGCAACTGCATGAGCTGCAGGGGTTTGTAATCCTATCTCAACCTGTAATGTTTCAATGTCTGAAATCTGACGGTTTAAAACAGAAGCGACAACAAACGGGGAAAGTAAAGACCTTATCCCTACTTTTGAAACTCCCTCACCCTGGTATTGATTATTAATGTAAGCGATAATCGTATTTTTTATCAATTCAGCGAGATTTGCATTAGAATTGTTTTGACTTGTTGCATTTACGCTGACTACAAGCGGAACTGTCTGCGCTGTCTGATAAGTTACAACAGACGTTGAATTGTAATCTTTATCCGTTACCGTAACCGTTGTATTGCCGCACCACCCGCAGCCTGCTGATTTGACCGAATAAAGAGCGTAAGCAATATCTGCGCTGTTGCCACCGTTTACACATACATAGACACTGTGAGGCGGGATTGTTATATTGTCTAATACAAGCTCATAATCGTTCGGGTTGTCGTAAGCGTAAACATCCGAAACTCCCTCTACGGCATAGCAGGCGCTTGCATAGTTGCCGAACAGTGCCGTTCCGTTAAAGATTGATGCTAAAAGTCTTTCCTTTAGGGATACATCACTTTCGACCGCGCTGCCGACAGTCGCGGGCGCTGTGTTTGTTATAGTTTCCCAGCCGTTTATACCTGTTGTTGAGCTTGCGACAATATTAGTTAATTGACCTGTGCCGAGTCCAACAGCTCCTGTATTTGAGCAGATAAATATTCCTGTTGCAGTGCCTGTATCACCGATTACGATTTCGCTTTCCGAAACCCAGATTGTACCGTCAGATGTAGACGCCTCCGAACCTGCAGGAATAACGGTATCCGCAACCCCCGTAACAGCAACCGGCACCCTTGAAGCTGTTGCACCGTTTCTGCAAACATTAAAGTTTGCCGCCCACGCATCGAGCGCCGTTCCTGTAGACATTGAAATATTAATCAAAATGTTTGCAATATTGGCACAAAAGTCAATAGTTGCACGTCTTGCGGTTACTTCTGCATCAATAAGGCGACCCTGCGGAGTTGCTTCTTCTAACGAAATGTCGCTCCCGAGAGCCTGTTGAAATTCTCCTTGTACTGTTTCTAAAATATCTGCGGTGTCCGGTACGATTACCCCGTTTTCGCCAAAAGTATAATTCCCTGTGTAAGTTGTGTTGCTAGCCATTTAATGTCAAATTCCCGTAATTTGTAATAACTTCCGCTTTGTATGAATAAACCCCGTCATTGACAGAACCTGTATATGAATAAACTCTGTCTGTTTCTTCCGTATCTTCTAGCTGTTCGGTTAAATCCGCCTGAAACAGTTCAATCTCTGCAGGGGAATTGAAAATCGTATTGTAAAAATCAATTCCTTTTTCCGTATCAAACTGTAGTTCACCCCGAACTGTCTGGGCTTTATTCACAAAAATATCTCCCATCGCATCTAAATCCTGTTTTATGGCAAGATTGCCGGATGGTGTTAAATAAATATCGTTGTTGTCATTTATTGCGATTGTTTTCATTGTGGTGTTCCTGTACTTCCTCCGCCCGTCTGGACACCTCCATGTGTGTGAGTGCTAAGGCTTATGTTTGCGCCTGTAACATCCCCGCTTGCAGTTATAGTTCCGTCTACCGTTAAATTACCGTTAATAACAACAGAAGCTGCGCTTATAGCTGCCTGCCCCTCCTGCAGGGTGATTTTTGTTGCACCGTCAAGAGAGGTTAATATAACGGCATCGGCTTCGCTTTCTGCGATTTGGAACCCGTTTACTTTATCCGGTATGAAAAATCCGTCTTCATACTGGTGTTGTCTGTAGCTTGCAGGAGTGAATACCGACAAAAGACTTTTAAATACCGAAATGTCTCTATCCGCCGCTATCAGCCAGCCTGTCTGGTTTTCTTTTACCGGAAATGAAAAAGTAAACCCGCCGCCTGATAACATCAAAACAGGAATATTTGGAAACGGTTTCATCTCCAGTTTTTCTCCTGTTGAGGTTATGTCAAGCGCAAGGATTTTTACAACAGCCCTGTTTGTTGCTCTGTCGTAAGAAACAACCTGCGCCGGTATAACCTTCTGGATTTTTGAGCTCAATTTTGAACCGAAAAATTTTAAAAATCCCGCCCTGTCTTGAATGTCAGACGGGTTATACGAAGGTATTGATATGCTTTGCTGATTGCTCATAGCCCTCACCCCTACCCCCTCTCCCCAAAGAGGCGAGGGGAAGTAAATTTAATAAATCCCGTAATTCTTTGCATAAACACTGCAGTAATATGCCTGTTCTCTGCTTGTCAGGTCAAAATCAAGCGTGTAGATTTGATATTGTCCGTTTATGGATTTTAGCCGTTCGCTTTTTACCTGCACCCAGTCCCCGCAGGCCATTGACGGGTCAAGAAGGCATTTGAACTTAACCCCGAACTGGTCAGGCTCCGGTATTCCTATCATTCCGGTATCTTTTGAAACAAGTTTTATCTGTCCGCTTTTTTTCCGTACAGGCTTTTTGTCCTGAACTTTCAAGACCCCGTTGTCCTCAAATGCAACAACATCACCGAATGAGTTATATTTCTCAATAAGCTGGGCTTTTGAACCTCTGAAATTGAAAACGTCTATTGTCTTTTGTGTGGTTGCCTGCCATTCAAAGTCTAAGCCAAGCTGGTTTGCAACGGATTTGCCCGCCTCCTGCATTGTAACATTTTGCGCGCTGTAGGATATTGGTACCCTGTTCTGGTAAAACAGGCTTTTAGCCTCGATATTAAGCCACGTGTCAGGCATATCGGAAGGCAGGGCTTTATAGATGTCGCCCGTAAAAATTCTGCCATAACCTGTTGTGTCATAGCCTGCATAAACATTTATCGTCTTTCTGATTGAAGGGTTTATGTACGGCGACATATATGTTGTCAAATACTCGACATCAGAGCGTTTAAGGTTGGCGATTGAAATATTGGCTTCAGATAGAACGGCACCTCTTTTGCGGCTGACTTTAGCTCTGAATGCAAGCCCGTCAAGCCGCTTTAATTCCCGCCTGCCCCTCTCGTTTGTTTCGATTTCTATAAAACAGACCCTGTTGTTTTTCATAGCTCGTCCGCCGTTATAAAGAATAAATTACACGTTTTGCCAAAGTTCTCAAAATTCGGATAATTCCCGTCTTCTGTTCTGAAAATAAAATTGCCGTCTAAGATTTCCTGTATGTAAGGATACGGCACCACAAGCTGGTCTGGCAGGCAGATAAACGCCTGCCCGAGCTGTTCATCGTTTACAAACAAGCTCATGAACAAGGCGTCGTTAATCGTTTGTAACAGAATGTGAATGCTGTTTTCTATCTCGTCAAAAGAGATTGAAAACTCCTGATTTGCATAAGTATTATTGAGTTCTATCTGATATGTTGTCATTTTATATACTTTTGGCTAACTTGCAATTTTTATTTATTTGTTATAGGATTACTTTGTTTTCGGGTAAGATTGTTGAAAGGGTTGAAGTATGGAATTTGTCGAGAAGATTAATCAGTTAAAAGAACGTGTTGTCAATCTTAAAGATAATTTACAAACAGAAGAAGCAACAAAAACCGCTTTAATTATGCCGTTTTTAAGTGCTCTGGGTTATGATGTTTTTAATCCTCTTGAAGTTGTGCCGGAATTTGTCGCCGACAGTAGACTTAAAAAAGATGAAAAAGTTGATTATGCCATTATGAAAGATGGCAAGCCTATTATTTTAATTGAATGTAAAAAGGTTGAAAATGATAAACTGGATATTAAAAAGCACGCCGGTCAGCTGTTCAAATATTTTACAGCAAGTAAAGCAAAATTTATTATCCTGACCAATGGTATTGTCTATAAATTCTTTTCAGATATTGAAGAAACAAATATTTTAGATAAAGACCCGTTTTTTACGTTCAATTTGCTTGAATTTAAAGAAAATCAGCTTGAAACATTATCAGAATTTTGTAAAGAAAACTTTGACCTTGAAAAAGCCTATTCAAATGCCGGTGATTTAAAATATATTAAACAGTTTGAAGAAGTTATTGAAAATGAATATCGTACACCATCAGATGATTTTGTCCGGTATTTAATTAATAAATCCGGCGTTTGTGATGGCAGGATAACCGATAAAGTTATTGAAAAACACAAAAGTACTACTGTTGAGGCATTTAATCTTTTTATGTCAAAAGTTATGAAAACATCTCTTGATTTTAGTCTTGCGTCTAAATCGGAGGAAAAAGAAAATAAAAATGAAATTATAACAACTCTGGAAGAACTTGAAGGTTATGCTATTGTAAAAGCAATCCTTGCAGGCAATTTCGACATAAACAGAATTACATACAGAGATAATGCAAGTTACTTTAATATTTTGCTGGATAACAACATTTTAAAAACTGTTTGCCGTCTTTATTTGAACAAATCAAATAAATATATTGCTTTTTTAGCTTCAAAAGAAGGCGAAAAGCGTACACCGGAAGAAAAAATATTAATTCATTCAGTAACTGATATTTTTAATTTTAAAGAACGAATTTTAGAACGTGTAAAAGAAATTGACGCTAATTATGCTAAGAAAGGTTAAATTATGGAAACTTATGAAGCTAAAAAACACTGGTGGTTCTGGGTGCCTCCTGTAACAATTTCTATAATATTCTTGATTACTCTAATTATTCCAATATGGATTATGCTATGGGCTATATTGCGTTGGAATTTAGATAAAATTGAAATTAAAGACGGATGCCTATATTCAAGAATGGGCGTTATTTTTATTGATAAAAAAACTATACCGCTTGAGCAAATAAGTATGGTTTCTGAAAAAGCCGATATAATTTCTCAATGGCTTGGATTTGGGACTATTGAAGTTCAATCATCTGCGTTCGGGAAGGCAATTTCTTATCCTTGGATAAAAAATCCTGCGGAATTTATAAAAGTAGTTAATGATTATAAAAAATCTAATTAGTCCGCCCGCTGAATAAAGCTGAAAAAACCCATGAGCGTTTTATGGCTTTCCCCTGCTTCTGCCCGGAGTTTACACGTGAGGCATTAGAGGCTCTGCGGGCTTTTGATAAACCGACATAAACAGGGGTTATCTCCTGACCTTCTTTAAAACTTATAGAATACAATGTTTTGTCTAAACTGGACCCGGAGATTTCATAAGGTTCGGTGTCAAGATAAGCGTTCTTGATTACGTTATTGCCGGCACGTATTTTTAACGGCGTGCCGGTTAAATAATAGTAGTTAAGTTCATTTAATGTACCTCTGTCATTTATCGCTATATATGCCTGTATTGATACAGTATTCGGATTTAAAATTCGGTGATCAGTAATGACTGCTCCGGTCTCAATCGGATGTTCAAACATCTTTGCCGTTACTTCTCCGTTGAGTTTGTAAATCTCAAGCCCTGTCAGAACTTCCCGCTCGCCGTTATAAGCGGCAAACTTTTTCAATCCCGTGCCTTGCGAGGTTACAAGTAAAACTATGTTTGTATATGAAAGTAAAGTTGATAATATACTCATTTTACCACGCTGCATTTATACCGTTGTCAAATTCAGATGCGGTCGAAAGATAGTCAATAACTCCTTTCGGGTTATTCGTATTCAGGTTAACGTTTAATGTCTGAATACTTGTATTTTTTGAATTTGTATTGCTTATACTACGGGCATTATTAGTATTTGTTGTATTCTGCGCTTCGGTTGAATAGTAATTGCTCTGCACACCCGCAGGAACAGAATTTGTTTTATTTGCATTAACTTTTTCCATAACCTCTTTTGCTGTTGTTACAACAGTATAAGCACCTGTTACGGGATTTGACATCCCTATCAATTTTTTAAGGGGTTCGGGTATTTTATCCCATAACTCCTGTATTTTTTTTGCAAGTTCTGCAAATTTACCGCCCAGCCCCTTTAACCAGTCTATTGCGCTTAATACCCATTGTTTTATATTCATAAAGAAATTTTTTATATTTTCTCTTAATTTATCTGTATCAACACCGAGCTTTTCAAGAATTGTGCCGATTATACTTTCTCCGCCCTGCATAAAAACTATTAAATCATTGATAATTACAATAATTGCGGTTATCGCTGCAATAATCCAGCCTACAGGTGTACCTAAAATAGATTTGCCCAGAAAAGAAAAGGCTGCACTCAAAAGCATTATTGCCGTTCTTGCACTCAATACAACTGCCGTAACTGCAATGATTGTCGCAATAATTTTTGTTGCACCTTCATGTTCGGCCATCCAATCTGTAACCATTCTGATAACTTTTGCTACTTTTGTTATCGCAGGCAGGAGCATTCTTGCAATTGAGGCAAATATGCTGTCTATACCCATGCGGATATCAAGGCTTATCTGCCGGTATTGCCGCATACGCTCTAAATCTTCTTTTGTATAGAGTTTATACTTTTGAGCACGCTTGAGTTCTTCTGTGTAGGCTTTTGTGCCCTGCATTAAAAGCCTAGCCGTACCCTCATCAATTCCCAAAGTATTAGCCAAATCCCATTTTGCGGCGTCAGATTTTAGGGTTTCCATACGTCTTGCAACGTTTTCAAGCATTTTTTCTGGGTCTATTGAAATACCGACTCCGTATTTGGATGCTGCCTGCTCCAGAGCGCCGCCGCCTTGTCCCATTCTCAATGCTTGTGCCTGACTACGCAAGTTTTCTATAGTGCCGGCAGTGCCTTCTGTCGTACCACCGTAGCGGCGTGCAGCATTACCAAGCACCTGAAGTTTTTCTGCGGCTATGCTTGATCTGTCGGCAAGAAATTGAAGCTGTTCGCCCTGCTCGTAAAAGTCAAGGCTCTTTTTTATAGTTGCGCCGACTATTGCAAGTCTGGCAACGGTTTTGCCCAGTGCAAGAAAGTTATTTTTTACCTGCAAAAGAGAATGCTCTGCAGATTTTTTCATGGTTTCAACGCTTGTTTTGAACGTGTCAACCTTGGTTTTGCTTTCCTCAAGCGTTTTCTGAAGTTTTTTGAATTCGTCAGAGCCTTCCTTGCCCTCATCTTTTAATTTTTTAAGTGCGTCTTCGGTGTCCTTGACCTTTTTTTCGTAAACGTCAAGTTCTTTTTCATTGTGTTTCAGGTTGGCTTCAAATTCTTTTAAAGTGTCGCTTTCAAAGCCTATTGTAAATACGTCTAATAATCCGGGCATAAATTATTCCTTTATTGAGGCTTTGGCAATCAGATATTCATTATATTTGCTGATTGCTTCGGCTTCGTATATGTTCAATGCGTCCTCAAGCGTGTAAACCGTTTTAAGCTCGTTTAGTGTGGCTTTTCCGCTTGCAATAATTTGTCCAATAAATCCGTCAATATTCCGGAAAGTCTCGACTCGGCATGGGAGAGTGCCTTTGCCAAGAAAGTCAAGACTTTCCCTTGATTGAAAAAATCGTAGTTATACTTTAAACACTCGTTTTCGAGTTGCAGAAGTGTATCAAAATCCGGCACGTGGTTATTGATAATCTCTTTTGAAATCAATGGCACGTTTGGCTTGTCATCATACATCCTCTGGCAGCAGGAAAGCATTTTTACAACCATTTCTTCTGAAATAGTGTACTGATTAATCAGCGGCAGAATGCCTGCAGGGATGCGCACAATTACCTCTTGCGCTGTCATACAGGGCATTCTGGATATTAAAAACCTGCACCCGTTAATTGTCACCTCTTTAGGGGCTAAAAGCGCTATTGACGACGCTGCATTCGGGGTCTGGCTTACTGTTTTATTAATCTCGTCCTGTTGTTTATTTCTAAACTGGAACATCTTTACTCCTTTCTTATAAAAGTGTGAAGGGCTCTACAATACCTCCGCCTCACTCCTCTCCCTTCACACTTCACTTTTTAAATCGCATCTTCAAAGACAAATCCGTAAGTTTTTGTCTTTATTCTGCCGTCGCCACCGTACTGATAACCTACTGCCCCGTTTTTGATTACTCCGTTGGTATAGGTTTTTGTTACACCTGTTACAGGATTAACTGTTACTATATTAATAACATCCTTAACCGGAAAACGGTTTCTTGAACCTCTGTTCGCGTCATAAAGGATGTTTAAAAGCGCTTCCTCTTCCGTGTTCGGGATTATCGGTAAATTAAATTCAATGCCGTTGACTGTTTTCCAGACAATCAAATCCCCGTTGACACCTGATGCGTTGCCTGCAATTTCTGTATTGCCAGTAACACCTACGTCGCCGTCTTCCGGAAATGCTGTAAACGAAATCCCCGCTGGAAACGTTATAGACGCTTTAAGCGTAACCGATATGCCTATTGATGATACATCTTGCATTTTTTATGTCTCCTATATTAGAATATTGCTGCCTTCGACTTTTCTGATTGTGTCGTTCTTAGAGTAAACAAGGGTGTAAACCGCTTTATATATCGTTTTATCCCCCTGAATTTCCGTTGTTATATTGACAGTGTAGTAGTATCCGTTATTCTGCACCTGATACCACGCCTGCTCGCTGCCTGTCAATTGCGTAATATACGCTTTTTGCGCGGTTGTTAAGGTCTTGCCTTTTGATATAGTGCCGTTTGTTACGGCTTTATCGCAATTGTCCTGCAAAATAGCTGTTATGGTTGCGATACCGTCAGCGTTAGCAGAAATGTAATCAAGCGCTAGCTGTGTGTTTAAAATATCTGTTGCAATACAGTCTTTCAAATGCGCTTCGTTATCAAATACCGCTGTGTCTACTCCGTTTGTGTTGTAGCCGTCCTGATAGAACGCGATAAAAGTACCGGATTTTTGTGTCTGACCGTTGTAGTTGATTGAAAGGCTGTCTAAAGTCTTATAATCAATGGTTTCATCATTCAGGCCGACTGATACAGGGAATGCGTCAAACTGCTGGTACATATAACTTTTTACACCGTTCCGGGTATCGTAGTTTGTTGTAGCAGGCAAAATCGCAGACATTACCCATGCAGGAACCTGACCTGCTACGCCGTAATTTACGTTATAGTTTGCGCATAAACCGTCATACTGCGCAGCAACCTGTATGCCCTCTTGATAATTTGACGCACCCAAATCAAAACAAAATCTGTATGAATTGTTTTGCTCTGCTGTCCATGCGCCAATTGCTGCAAGGTTGTCGTAAGCGTCAGAAGCGTTTACAAATCCGACAGTCAAAAAGTTGTTTGAAATATTGATTGTGTTATTCAAAATATCTGCTGCACTCTGGCCTTCTGTTCCAGGTGAAAGAATAGGCGCGCTCGCACTATCCCAGCCGATAAGTTTAGAAAGGTCTGTGCCCTCGTCTGCTGCTGTTGCATATCCGATTTGTGCTGCTCCTGTTTCACCCCCTGTCAATTGGAAAGCGGAATTAACAGCGTCATAAGTAACGGTTGCAGCAGTCCAGAGTGCACCGCCTGATGTATTTGCCTGTATCGCTGTTTGAAGTGCTGTTGCGACATCCGCGTAAGTTTCAGCGCTTGAAAGATTGATGCTAGAAATTGAGTATGCAGTTCCGCCCAGATTAACAGTCATTGACCCGTCTGTAACGGCTTTCAATGTTGCAATAGTTTCAAGCGTTTTAACCGAATACATATAAGGCGCAAGAGCTTCAAAAGAATATCTCATAAAAGATATTTTCTTTGCCTGTGTGGCTTTTTTGCTTATCCAGCCAAAGTAAGCGCTTGCGATTGCAGCTTCCTGTGACAGCGCACCAGCAAAATCAGCGACATCATCGGATGAAGTGAATTCATAAACTGTATTCGCTGCAAATCTGTTGTTTGTTGTCAAAATGCGTGCAATAAGTTCTTTGTAAGCGGCCGCCGCTGTGTCAGCCACCGCAGACGTTATGGCCACGTACTTTTTCATAGGAATTAATGACATTTTTTACTCCTTTTTTAGATTTTATGTATATCAATTGTGAATTTGTCGACTTCCGGAACTGTATCAGTCCATGAATTTGTGTATAAATATTCGCATTCGAAAAACGGCATAAGTTCTACATTTTCGCTATCGTCAAGAAAATTCTGGTTTGTTAAATCGCTTGCCCTGTATTGTGCGTATTTATAACTTTTTAAAAGTTCTATCCCTTTGGGCGACTGCAAATATCTTAGAATTAAATCAAGAACATCTATGCCGTTGAGAGTGTTTTCATCATCCTTTATTGAACGTTTACGGGCTGCGTGGATACGGATTTTTACTTCCTGCTTTGTGTTATAGGTTTCAACAATCTGTCCGTTTATTTTCTTATTCGTCCGGTACTGCGCGCCCGCCTGCGGGTTCGTTATGATTGATAAAAAAATTGTAGGCTTTAGAATATTAACATTCAAAACCTGATACAGCTGCCGCACCTGCCAGCCCTGTATATTGAAATACTTTAAGGCCTCATTAACAATCTCTACAAAGTCTTTAAATATCCCGTTTTCGGTTTTGTAATTAATCAGTGTTCCGCTCATTTTTTAACTCAACCATTAAAGCCTTTGTCCAGCCGTTTGTTTCATAATAATTTTTGTTTTCAACAATCTGATACCTGCCGCCATTATATTCGATAATATCCGGCTGTAGGCTCTCTGCTAAGCTGCGCATTAGTTCAGGACAAAAGACCGTTTTATAATTCTTGTCTAAGTCAAGCCCCATCTGCTCATACATTTTATTAGGCACTGCCTGAATTGAGCCGGTATATACTATAGGGTCAGCATAAGCAGGGATATCGCGCCCATACTCGTCAAGCTCGGAGCCTGAGAACTTATAAAACGTAAATTGTTTATTGCACCCTAAAATAGCGGTTGCAGCCATTGCAATCGGTAATAAATTCAATGTCATTTCATTGTTACCTTATTTTGTACAGTAGCAAACATAAACCCTGACGCATTCAGCGGCTTGGTGGAACTGTTTTTACTTTTCGATTTATAACTTCTTTCGCGTGCTTCAATCGTGCTTTCAGCAAGAGACGGCGAAGATATTTTCTTAATTTCTTCCTGTATAACTCCCTGCATCCATAAACCTATACGGTTTGCCGCCTGCTCCATTGTCTGTTTAGCTTCAAAAACCCTTAATAATTCTTGCATAACAATTTTGTAGCCCTCAGGACCTTGAATACGCTTTTTGGCATTATCCATAAAAGGGCGTGGAGGAATTACTATATTTAAATCTTCCGTTGTTTTTTTTAGATGTATTCCGATAAAGTGCAAAAAATTACGCTGTTTTTCGGTTACCGTCTGATGTATATGTGCCCCGTAATTCTGGATTGCGGCTATCCCCGCAACGGGGGTGTTATCGTCATATCGGGTATTCTCAAACCAGCCTACCTCAATCTTAAAATCTTTTAATTGACTTGTCAGCTGGTTCCAGAGTTTTTCGTTCTTTTTGCGCATTAGACCCTCACCCGCCCTCCGGGCACCCTCTCCCAGAGTGAGAGGGGATTATTTTCAGAAAACCCGTTCAAAGCTCCCGCCGATATAAAAAGGCACTGAGGTCAACTGTTCTAATAGTGCCAGCAATTCAAGCCCGTAAGGAGTCAATGACAGCCAGTATGACCACTGGTCAAGGTTTGGTATCTGAACATAACTGACGTTCACTTCGCCCACTGCCGCGCTTGCTACCATACCCGCACCTACGCCACCCGATTGTCCTGACTGGTTTTTATAAATCAAAGCGGATAAATGCGCTGTCAAAAGATAGATTGCGTTTTTGCGCATACAATCTTTCAATCTGCCCTTATTTTGAATGCTTATATAGCATTTTGCCCGCCTGAACGCCTGCGGACAGATGTTTTTGTAATCATCTGTATTAAATTCAGGATATTCAGCGTAAAATTCCGCTAAGCTTACAACTACAACGTTATTCATATTGACCCTCACCCGCCCTCCGGGCACCCTCTCCCAGAGGTAGAGGGGATTATTTGATTATTCTTCATTTTCAACTTTCGGGGCTTTTTTGCCTTTTTTCTTGTAATCATCCGGTGTTAAAGGTGCTGATTTGTCCTTTTCCATTTTATCTGCGTGTTTTTCGATATTTGGAGCTATCCCGAAATATTTGACGTGGCCCTGTTCTAAATGTCTTTGAAAATCTTTGTTTGATTTTAAAATTTCCAGTTCATCTGCTGTAATCTTTGTGATTACCCCTTCCGGTGTTACAAGATTTTTATCTGTAACATCTGCTCCACCTTTTATTACAACGGTTTGAGCCGGTATGTTTAAATTGTTCAGCCCCTTTGCATATTTGATATAATTCTGTGTATTAGCCAGTTTTGATAAAATATATGGCATTTTATTCCCCTTTCAGTGCTTTTAATATATCTGCTTTTTTCATTGAAATAACTTCGATATTGTTTTCGGTAACGTATTTTTTTAATTCAGTGTAAGCCATTGTGTCAAAATCAGGTTTGATAGAAGCAACAACTCTTTTTTCATCTGGTGTTTTTGCTGCAATCTCTCTGATTAAACCTCTATCAACAAATGTCGCAAAAGCCGCATCTTGCATGGCTTTCTCAAACTGTGAATTTGTAAGGTTATTCAGACCTTTTTTAATAGTAATTCCGTTAAAAATATTCTTTTCTAAAAATGATGTAATAGTTTTCATAAATTCCCTTTCAAATAAATTCCCTTTCATCTGCGCAGAGGACTATCTAAATAGCCCCTGCGCAAGCTTATCGAAAGGGGTTATATCTTGGATTATTCGGGTAGTCGCCGGAGTAACGTCCGGCTCCACCTTACGGGCTGGGTTCGCTTCGCTCACACGGCGCCCTACCGAAAATCCGCTATATTCCAGAATATCTCACAACGCCGATAGGCTGTTGTACAAGCACGCCGGCTGTCGCGCAGGCATAATCTTCCAGAGTTACTTTTGCTTTCTTTTCTACTCCGATAAGTCTTAACACATCCTGAACATACTGTTTGATTGTGTCTTTGCCGTTTACTTTGTTTACGTGCATTATAAAGACATTTGAGCCGCCGTTTGCTCCGTTAAGTTCCGGCGCTGACTCGATCCTGATTTTTGGATATGTTTCTTTTAACCATGTATAAACGGATTTTGTACCTAATTCGTTCATTGTGTTAAGCCATTGAGTTGATACTAAAGATAGAGAAAGAGTAAACTCATCATTAATCGGGTCAAACAATCCGCCGAGCTGATTTACAAGGGTTGAAACCGCTGTAATGATATCTGCGGTAATTTCAAGGAATGTTTTCTTTGACCATGATGTATCTGTTTGTGCGCCCTCTGCTACTGTCTGGTAAGCAGGCAGGTTCGGGTCATTCAAAAGCCCGTATGTCTGGTTTTCACCGTTTGCATAGCCGTAAAAACCGATACGGTTCATTTCGATTGCAAGGCTTTGAGCTGCTGCAGCTGCTTTTTCCTTATGTGTATCAATACGCATTCTGCTTGCTCTCATTCCTTCTAAGTAGCCGACTTCTAGCCCTTCTTCAAATCTCACGATTGAACGGGTTACAAAGTTCTGGTTCCAGCTTGCAAGCGGGATGTTTGCTGTGTCGGTATAAGGATGAGCAGACCCTGTACGTTCCATAATGGTCGTTACAATCTGTTCATCTTCAAAAGAACCCGCAATAGTACGACCTACAATATCGTCAATCTTTCTTGCGGCTGTTACGATTTCAACAGCTTCCGGTGCCCAGTACTGGAAGAACTGAACCGGATTTGTGATTGTTGCCGTTGTTTGAAGCGGTACAATATCGCCCGCATCCATACCATAAGAAACACCGAAATATTTCTTGACATCCGGCATTATTGCTGAATCCATTGAAACGCCGAGCATTTCAAGGTCTTTTGTTGATACGTTATATCTCTGATTTCTCAAATCAAACTTGCGCACCTTATCAGGTCTTAAATCAAGTTTGATTTCTGTTCTTTGTTTTGCCATTTTTTATATTCTCCTATACTTGATTAATTACCTAATTCCAATACGCCTACTGTGCCGGCATCACCAGCATATTTAATAAACCTTGCATTCGGGATTAAAACCGCATTTTCAGGAACCGCTTCCGCATTTACATAAGCGTTGATTGCGCCTGTTGTTTTGTCATACGCTGCAATATTGCCGATTGCATAAGCGGATTGTGATTTAACATAAATATGTCCGAATGTGCAAAGACCGCCCTGTGAGCCGTTAGGGAGTTTCAGTGTCGGGTTGAGGTTTAAGTAATTTGCATACATTTTAGGGTTTACCAGAACGCCTGCAAATACACCTTCGCCGCCTAAGACTGCCTGACCGTTTTCTGCTGCATGTGTGAATGCGCATGCAAACTGCGGCAAGTAGGAAACTTCATCCGTACCGCCTGAAAAAGCTGTTGGGGTTACATTTTCATCAGAGCTTGCAAGCGCAATGGAATTGCCGGCAATGCCTGCTTCTGTAGCAGTCAGGTTAAGAGTTGAACTCGATACGGCTGCAGTAACAATTGACAACGGTGTTGTTGTTCCTGCAAAGTAATCTGTACCCTCTTCACCATCGCCATTGATAGTTTTTTCTAAACTGTCAAGAGTGTTAGCAACAGCAGCAGTACCGATTTTGATATCGTTTGCCTGTTCCGGTGTTGTCTTAAATCTGTAAACCACAGACCCGATTGTTACTGTGTCGCCGTCTGCGGGATTTGCTGTGAATGCAAGAGAGCCTGTTGCGGCTGCTCCCTCAATTGTGTTAGCCAAAAGGATATAGCCCTGTTCACGTCTCGGGCTGTCGTCTGCATATTCGCCCTCTATCCCTTGAGCTAAAAAACGATTTACCTGTGTTTGAAACATTTTTTACTCCTTATGTTTTTAAAGTGTGTGAAGCCTTGCAGGGCTTTCAGAACTGAAAGACCGTAAAGGCGTAACCGTTCTATACCGCCGTTGCGGAGTGAACATAGTTCACGTAGCGTACAAATCTTTGATTTGTCAGGCGGGAATTTGGTAATTAGTATTACTTCAAATATTCCTGCATTGTATTGCTCATCTTTGGAGCTGTTGAAAATGCGCTGTCGAGCGAAACTCTAACATTCAGTTTTCTGCTTTCGGCTCTCAAATAACCGTCTAAGCTGTCGTAGGAATTTTTAATGTCCAGCTTATCACATGCATATTTTGTAATCTCTTTGATTGTCATTGACGGGAATTTTGCGTTATCGCCAATTACCGGCCTAAGGCGTTTAATCAAATTGTCGCGTCTTGCAATGTATTTGATTGCTGAATCCATTGACACCGGTTTTTCTTCCTCGTCTTCGTCCTCTCCGTCTTTCTTTCCTTCATCCTCATCACCGCAGGATTTTTCAGGGTCTTCATCGCCTGCAGAAGTGTCATCGTCTTTTTTTTCTTCGTCTTCGTCTTCGCAGGGTTTGTCTTCGTCTTCATCTTCACCGTCTTTTTTGTCATCCGGTAAATCTTCGTCATTGTTTCCTGTTTCTGACGGGTTGTAAGCTAACGCTTCAAGTTTCTTTGTAATGGTGTCGATTTTTTCTTCTTCACCGCCTTCAAACTCTTCATTTGGTTTTGCGGCAATCGCCATTACTTCTCGGATAATTTCTCTTTTATCCTCGTCTTGTGTCTTTTTTTCTTCGTCTGCCATTTTGTTCTCCTTGTTTTGTGTTAATTCTTTTATGCTGTCGAATGTGAAACTGTCCATAACTCTTACATCACTTCCCATTCTGCCCTCATCAACAAGAGCAATATGGTTAAAAATTATATCCCGCTGGATTGCATCATAATGCTGACCTTCAAATTCGCCTTTGGTTAATTCATATCTGCAGCGATATCCCATAGAAAGGTCTTTTTTGCCGCTTGAAATAAGTTCCTTGATATTTTCTGTGTAGCACTTTAAATCGTTTGTTAAAAGCCGCCCTGATACCTTTACATTGGTTCCGGTAGTTCCTTCAACTCCGACCTCTTCCGCGGGCTTCATTCCCGCCTGTGTGCCTATCATTGTATGGTCGTTTATTAATGGGATAAGTTTAAGACTTTCAAGTGTTTCCTGTTTTGTTAGTTCCTCTTCCGGTCTTAGCACCTGATAAATTCTATCCGGTTCAAGTTCTGCGCTTATCTGTCTGCCTAAATAAGGAAATACGCCGATTTTAGTCATTGGGTTATCAGGGATAAGCCAGAAACCGTTTACATCCTCTTCTTTTTTGTCCTGTGCTGTTTTTTTGAATTTGTCTTTAAGCATTGTCCTTGTAATTTCTGTTTTTCTTTCTGTTATGTTTTGTTTTTTCTTTTTTTGTTGTATTTGACGCAACAATAACCAACCTGCAAGCATTCTTTTTAATCCTCAAAATCTAACACCGCCGCCATCGTGCAGCGGCAATATGGTAATTGCCCTGGGAAACCTCTTTCACCTGTTTTAGGGTCAATAACCGGCGGGTCATTGATATCAAATATCTGTCCGTCTAAAACGTCTTTGTGATAGGGTCTGGGGTCTCTTGAACCGCCTGAATGCAGCCATTTGAATTTTCTTATGTTGCTGTCTTGAAAATTTCTCAAATTTATTGAGTTATAGGCTTTTCTTGTCTGGTCTTGTGCTATAAGCTGCGCCCGCCTATCCGTCTTTGCACCGTATTCTCTTAATTCTTTAGCAAGCTGTCTTACGCCTTCTCCGTTTTCAATAGAGCGGGCAACAGAACCCGTAATCTGTTTAAAATACTCGTTTGGGATTGATTTAATCAATGAAACGTTTTCAAACATCAAAGCCTTTATAATCTCGGATTTTTCAGGGCTTATGGCAGAGCCTTTGAGTGCAAAGTTCTTTGCGTTATCCCCGAGCATAGATTTTAAGGCGTTATTAATCTGCAGGTTTGAATATCTGTTTGTCTTTTTCAAAAGGCTTTCGACAAGCTTTTTTGATTTATCGCTGAATTTGTCGCCGTATTTCTGCTGGAGCTGGTTTAAGGCTATGCGGGCTTGAGAGGATATACTCTCATCAAAAGAGATTTGCGGGTATCCTTTTTTGTAAATTTCCGCTAGCTTTTCTCTGCATTCCTGCGTCATCTCTTTGGTGAGCTTTTGCAGTTCCTTAACATACCACCGCATAATCCCAGCGTTGACATTCAAGCGATTTGAGGTTAGCTGGTTTTTCATAAAATAAATTTCATAAAAGAAACGCCACAAAATGGCGTTTCTACAGTACCTTTACTCGATTTATACAAATGAGCTATGTATATTTAAATCTCTATCCCATCGGCTATGTCAAGTGAAGCTAATGTTATTACATCGGAATCTGTTTCGTTTTCTTCTTTGATAAAGTCAATGAGTTTTTGCTTCTGACTATCGCCGGGTAAATCAACAAGACACCCTAAAATGAACTCTTTATCATCCCAAATATCAGTAAGCATTTTTACAAGCTGCTTTCCTACATCAGTTTGTGATTTTTGTTCAATTAAAGCATCTAAATTCATTTTTAAATTTCCTTTTTGCTTACTATACGATAGCTATTAAAGCCTTTATTTTCAATTTTATAGATATGATTACCGATAGCTTTTGTAATAGATTTCTTTTTGCGCTGTTCCTTAGTCAGATTAGTGTTTAGTTCACTCATAACCCGCGCATATTCATCTTTTGGAAGCTGAACCTCTTTACGGGTTCTTTTTCTTATTTTATCACTTCTTTGTGATTTTTCAACCTTGCCCGAACCGCCCTCGCCAAACTGTCCGTTTTCCCTGCGGGGGTGTTTGCTTTCCTCCCACTCGTCAGAGTTAAAAAAATTGGTGCTGTTTTCGCCACCCCCTAATAAATCTGCAAATGGGTCGTTCTCAACCGGTTCCCCTTCCATTTCTTCCGAAAGTGTGTTATAGCCGGAGTTTATGTCTTCACGCAGTACGCTCCTAACCTCGTCAGGTGAAATTACACCGGCATTAACATAATTCATATCTGTTCTGGAATTAAGTTCCTTAATTTCCGCGCGTTCTTTTTCCGTCGGCGTGTCTATCGGGTCAAAGTTTGTTATATAGTGTTTGTCAAGGTCAAATTCCGACTTTGCAAGCAAGCGATAATGAAAATCCAAAATCGGGCAATAGTCCTGACGTTGAATAGATTGCTGGAGTTTAGAATAGTTTCTGTCCTCGTAGCTTCCAGTTGATTGCCAGCCTTTCGGAGATGTCTCCAATAATCTTGCTGACGGTACCCATGAAATCGCTGATACAATCTGATACCCGAGCATTACAACCGCGTCAAAGTCTGTTAAAGAAGTGTCAATCTGTCCCAGTTTCTGGTCGCGTTTGATAAACAGCCAGCCCCAGTTGTTACGCAGATAAGTCATCAACCAGAATTCTTTTTTCAATTTCTCTTCATCCGCAAGAAAAGCGTTCAGGTTACCCTCTACGTAATTTAAACGTTTGGACTGCGCAAGCATAGGTGCTTCTTTTGAGGTCTTGTGCGCAGCATAAACGTATTGATACAACTGCTGCGGCAGAGGATATCCGCCAAAATAGTATGTGGGTTTTAAGATATCCGACACCTGCCCGTAGGTGTTAAAAACAACCCAAGTATAATGAACAAGTGTACCGTCAGGCATTCTAAACCACGTAGGTTGATAAAACCTGTCAGAAGCAGGGTTTGTAGTCGCTTCCATATCAAGAACCGGAGCAACCCAGATAGGCTCGATTACTACCATACCTTTATAAGACTTTGGTGTGATTGCGTCAATGTTAAACGGTACGGAATAATCAGCACCTTTGACAAGCGGAATACATAGCGCCTGCCCGTATTTGCGTTTGTTTTCGGCAAACTTTTTGCAGATTGATTTTATCTTATACTTTCCGTCATCATTAGACAGATTTTTAAGTTTTTCAATTATATCTTTGTCTTCATCAGTTACTTCATCATCTTTGAGCAGCAAATCATAATTGATAGATATTGCATCTTCGCAAGGGAGTGCAAGGCATTTATTTATAAGCCAGTCCTGCGCTAAGATTGAGCAGTTATTAAAGCCTATAAAACCGTTCGCCGCAAAGTGCGTAAAAATAACCTCTTCGCCCACAAAATTCGGGTTATAAACCTGTTGAAAAGTTTTAGCATCATAGCCGTCGAGGCTATCCATAGCAACATTGATTGTGCCGCCGTCGACTGCCACCTGTTGGATAACAAAATCTTTTGCAGTTCTTTGCACTGAACAGGCGTAAAGCGCTTGCAAATCGGCTTTGTGGCTTTCAATATTAAACGGCGTGCCTTTCGGTTCTTTTTTGAAAGGCTTTTTTATTTCTTGTTTTTTCTTGAAAAAGTTAAACATATTAATATTCGAATTCGTCTTCTAAACTGTATCTGACAGCGTCGATTGTATGATTATCTTTATCAGGGAATTTGCTTTTAATAGTTTCGTCTTTGTTGAGTTCAAGCGAATATTCGCTGAATTCCCTCGCAGCGTTCGGGCATCGCTCGGAGTCAATGTTTATTTTCTTTAATCCTTGCAGACGCTTTATCCCGTAGCTCACAGAACCGGCGCCCTTGCGTGCGCCTCTGATAGGTAATCCGGAATTTTCAAAATCATCAATGCTTTTGGGCTCTTCGCTGTCTGCAACGATTTCAACAGACTTTGAGTGTTTTTTATATACCTGTTCTATTGCATCATCATTTGAAAGTCCGACTTGATAAATTTCATCAAAAATGTACAAACGCTTGTATTTGCGTTCATAGTGGACTTTTATCCAGACAAACGGGTCAACAGCGTATCCCCAGTCAATCCCCTCACAAATGTTGTCAAACCTGTTTATCTCCTCTTTAGTGATTTTTCTCAGTTCAATGTTTGTAAAGACGTTTAAGCCTGTCCCGACTTCTTCGCCCAGATACTCGTTGCGGTATGCAAGCAGGTTTGAGTTTTTGAGATCTTCCGCTTCGATAAAAAACGGTTTTCCGAGCCACTCAGGCGGTACATCCAGATATGTTGAATGATGTACAAGACGGTTAGGTTTATCTTTTCGCCCTTCTTTATTAACCCAGTTTTTCGGGTCTTCCGGCGGGTTGTAGCTGTAAAAGATTAAAGCCTCATCACCGCCCCTGACGACTGACTGCTTGACATCGCGGATTTCCTTCATCCCGTCAAACTGTTTCAGTTCCTCAAACCACAGGATTTTTATATATCCGAAAGGCAATTTTATTGACCTTGAATTTTCAGGGTCATCTAAGCCGTAAAAAAGGATTAATTGACCTGTCGGCAGGTATTCAATTTTCAAAGGGTTTTTGTAGGCTTTGAAATAATCTCTAAGCCCCAGCGCGTTTATTGCCCAGAGTATCTGGTTATATACAGATGTTTCAAGTTTGTTGCCAACTTTACGGTAACAGACAGCATGGATTTCAGGATTTTTAATAAGGTTTAGAACTACTTCAATAGAAATGAAACTTGACTTTGTAGAGCCTCTGCCGCCTTTAAGCCAGTATTCAAGATGTCCGCCCTGCTTGATATCCCGATGAACACCATAAAACGCAGGACATATTAAAGTTTTTAAGCTGGTTTCTGTCATGCATTAGATATCATCCTTTATGGTTATCGGGTTAATTTTAACTTCCTGCTTGTCTATCGGTTTTTCACCAAGCGTATCGCGAATAGCTAAATATGCACTAACATCGCCTTTAACAGCTTTTTTTATTAGTGCAACAGTCATTGCATAGTCATTTTTAAATCCTATTTCTTCATCATTAAGCTGTAAACAAAGCTCCAGCAGCTCTTTTAACTTCTTGCGTTCTCTACGGCTTTCGCCAGATTTTTCCCCGCCTTTTTTGCCTTTTTCTCTCGCTTCGCTCTTGGTTCGTATAGGTTTTAAATTTCCAGAGTTTGCCATAGGCTAATCCTTAATTTCTCTTATATAAGTTCTTAGTATCTCTTTTAACTCAGATGAACGAAATGGATGTTGAATACAAAAAGTATCTATATTCTGTTCTACAACCATATATTTTGCACCATTAGACTTTTGAATAATATCTCCAACTTGTAACTGACATTCATCAAAACGGAATTTGTCGCGAATTGTTATCTCTTCTGCCATTACACCACCTGCCTGTTTACTAACCCCAACTTGCCCTGCAAATCCTGTGCTATGCCGTCTATAAGGCTTACTTCTGCACGCGGCGTGTCTTTCTCCTGCAACATCTCCTGCATAAGAACAAGACAATCAATTAAAAGCTTTTGCATAGCTTCAAAATTCTTTTTGTCGTCCTGCTCCAATGCCGGAAGTAAATTCATAGCTTTAGCAAGATATTCACCGGATGGTAAAGGCAAAATGTCATTACCAAGAAGGCACGTTTCTTTTATTCCGTCAATAAAAGTGTCCAAGCCGTCATAAATTCGGTCGGCAAATAAATGCTTAGAGTAAAAATCATCACCTTTGCAAGAATAATGAATATCTTTGGCAAAATTTTGAATGGCTATCAAATAGCAAATAAGTTTATTAATATTCTCCATAATTTCCCAATAAAAAAGCCGCGCAATGCGGCTTTGAGAGTAAGATAATTTTAAAAGGATTTACTCAGTATGTTATATATTCACATTCTAACAATAAACGATTTTCAAAGTGGTGTAAAGTGTGCGTTAGTGTGTGTTTTTTTTGAAGGAAACAAGGCATAAAAAAAAGAAGCCACCAAGAGCCTCTTTTGCAACTATATGTTAATTCTTTATATTCGGAACATTTATTTTTAATATTGCAAATATTGATAAAAGAATAAATACAATGTTATTCAAAATTTGATCTAAAATATATTTTTGTATAGCTTCTACTGTAAAAAATTTCCATAATAAACAACCTGCAATACACGTAATAAAAATAATAGCTAATATAAGCAA